GATAAGGCATCTAGTATGCATGCCGATCTCTGTGTTGAGATGATACCAGATGGTGCGTCTTATGAGATCCATGAGTATGATGGGATGGAGCATATTCGGCACACCTTTATCTCGCTGAATATGTCTGAGCTTGTCCGCGGCATTAAATCTCCTGAGCAACTTGACGCTATCAGTAAGGTCACGTTTGTTCAGGTCATTGATGACCGTCCTCCCTTTGCAGACTCCTGGGATGGTGATGAGACACATCATCAGTCCTGGGGGTGCTGATCCTCTTAATGCACTTCAGTTGTAATGTACGTGGGATACCTGTAATGGGTATTGACCTAAGACCAACTATTACAACGAAGTGCATTTTTCATTGACCTTAAACAATTTACAAACAATACTAAAAAACTCAAAACCATGGAACTAGTAAAAGCAATCCTTGTTCTGGAAATGCGTATCCAGAAGAAAATTACAGCCATCGAATATGAAGATTATTCAGGTTACAAATTCAACTTCAAATACGAAGGCTCCAACAAATGGAGTTTCGTCGATTTGACAGATGAAATAAAACCAAAAAATGAACTCTAACAGTATTAATTCCAAACCAAAATGAAAAACGTAATCAAATCAATGGTAGCAGTCATAGTGATTGCTACCACAATGCCTTCTTGTATGACAAGTTCAGGCACATGCCATGCAGGATACAAAGCTTCCAGGAAACTTCAAAACACCACATGGAACAATCCTGTAACTCCCAAGTTTCTTGTAAGAAAACAAAAGAAGGGACTTTCATATTCATCATTGTTCTGCAGATAACAGTTTAAAAACCAAAGCCATGAAAAACACGATTTATATGTTGATTATAACCGTAACGGTATTGATCAGCTGGTTGTTTGTATCAGTCTTCATTGCATTCTTCAATGACATCAGTTATGCTGACGGCATGAGACATCCTATACATGTATTCTTTGCACTCTTTCTTTACTGGGTACCACCCGTATTAGTGTGCCAGGATTATGACGAGAGTCGTAAGTAAGACGATCTTCAGAACAGGGGGTTGGGGCGTTCGTATGTTACGGGCGTTCCACCCTTTTATAATCAGACCATTAATCCAAATCTATATACATTATGAAAACTCCAGCACAAATCGCAAAACTTGTAGCGATTCATGACATACTCATGGATCCTGATTATCAAAGAAGTAAAAAACAAAACCTTGCATCGGGCATGGGAACAGCGACACCCGGTAAAAGCAAAATCTCACAGTATTCACCCAAAAAAAAGAAAAGCCATGTATAAGGTAATAACAACAGTAGTATGTTTCCTAGCCTGCACAGCAATAGGATACATGATAGGCATGCAAATGTCAAAGAACAATCCCGAAGTCTACACTTATGGTGTCACACCAGGTGAGGATGGACTACTCACATTCAGCGTGGACAAGGACAGTCTTGCATATGTCACATTCGTAATGAATGGTGACACATTCGCAATGGACGCCTTGAACAGGCAGGAATTCGATGATCTTGTGAAGGACATCTACAAGGACACATTGTTTAAAGACAGTATAAAATAGCTCCTTTGGTTTGGAGTATCTCGGTGTAATCCCATGACAATATGCCATGGGACCACCGGGATATAAATCTTAAACAGCCATGAAAAACAAGACAGAAGCATTCGTTGGAATGGTCACCACAAGTCTAACCATATTCGCAATTGACAGTGATAACTTTAAATTCGCCATAATAGCCGGAGTGATGAGCATCATACTTCTGGTCAGGGTGGCTGAACAAAACAAAAACCTAAAGCCATGAAAAAATCAATCATCATCATCATCCTAGCATTGTTCGTTTCATCCTGTGCATCAAACCGTTGTGGAATAACAGGAAAGAAATTCGGAGACAAACATATGTTTGACAAACCACGACGTGCATACGTACAATACAACGGTTATTAACCACAATCTAAAAACCAAACCAATGGAAACAGTTAAAAAAACATTGATAGGATTGCGAAACGCATTCCTATTGTCATTGTTGACTACGACCATCGTAGTGATAATAGTCAACATGTGCTTCAGTGACAAGACTGAGACACGGGAAGTGGTCAAACAGACATTCTATTATCACGTGGCTGACGGACAGAACGGTGTGACATGCTTCACAATGAATACCGACAGTACAATAAGTGTCGAGTACATACTTGATGGAGTGGTTTATTCAGCCAATCACCTTGATTCGACACAATACAGGAAGGCAATGTCACAAGTATACAACACAGGATCATGAAGACACTTAAAGCATTCGGCAAATCGGTGTTCTTCTGGTTTACCTCTTACGTAGTGATCTATCTATGCTTCAGTATTGTGACCGCTATAATGGCGGCACATACTGGCATGGATTACCTCTCGTTGATGACAAGCACGATACCATTGTATTGTCTTGTGTCAACGGTTGTAGCCAGCATAGGCACTTATCTCTTTGCGAAAGAGATAGGTCTGATACAGCAGAATGTCATCACAGACAACGATAATTACGATTACACATTATTGGAAAAAGAACAACGTAATGAAAAACAACCGTTTTCTTGAACTTGTGGAGATGGCACATGCCGCTCCACGTGACCACGAAGGCAACCTTGTCGCTGAGATAATCGGCGTACGAGGATTGCCATTGTTTTATTGCTTTCTCAATTAATCCACAATCAATATCAATTTCAAAACCAATCATCACCATGAAAAATTCCAGATGGAACAAGAACCAGGAGACAGTACTGGTATCAACTATCGGCAAGTCATCAACAACCAGCAAAGGCATACGCTCTGCTTCCAGGAAACTGAAGCGAAGCGTAGGCAGTTGTGCCCAACGCTACTATCTTCTACAAAGAAGAAGTGACAAGCGTGTTGAGAAACGCATGCCAAATTCAAAGCAGTCAACATTGATTCCCGTACAAGGTACGGTAAAGGCAATCACCATCAGTAAAAAAGGAATCCATTTGATATTTTAACCACCTAAAACCCCTTGTAAAAATGACTCCAGACCAATTCCTGTGTATGCGATGGAACAATGTTCCATTGGCAAAGATTAACAATACTTATAAATCTAAGATACTTGCGATACTTCCAAAACGCAAAATCTGGTACGGCTATACCGCTGAACAATGGCGGGCTGCGTTCAAATTCAAAGAGGACGCTGAGAAGGAATGCCGTGAGAACAACATAAAAGCCGCACATGAGATGATCATGCGCAGGCGACGTAAGGAATTCGAGTTACAGCGTGCAACCTACAGATTGCTTGACGGCATCTGCAAGGCCCTTGAAATCAACAACCCTTAACCAGTAACAATCCAACAATCAACTAATTAATCAACAATTTAAAAACTTAATCAAAATGAACAACACAGTTAAAGTAGTGACATGCCGCAATGAATCAAATGAACTTATCGGCATCAGCCCTAACAACACAGACTACGGTTTTATCCGTATCGAGTCTACAGATGCCATACAGATCGGTAATGGCGGATGGATCAATTCCAATAAACGCAGCACTCTTATCAAAGGCAAGATCAGTGACCTTACATCCTGGGTGAAATCAAACAGCATCAAGATTGGTACTGAATTCGCAGGTAAGATCATTGTAAAAGAGCAAGCCGGTGTTCCATTCTATGAAGGCCAGCAACCAAAACGCGCAGGTGCGGATGGTGAAGTATTGCACAAGGACGCTATGCCTATTTTCAGGCAGACTGAATTCACATTGGATTTTACCGCGCAAGACGTACTTGTAAAGCATGACAATGTATTGTCTGCTGCCGCACGTCAGATGTCTACAAATGACATCACAATGAAATAATTAATTCGGGTTAGAATCGGGGGGACATGTAAGGTGTCTCCCCGCTTTTTTAATCTTTAAAACTTCAAACCATGGAAAAGAAACCAACAGACAAGTGGGATGATCAGATATTCAATGCAAACATAGTCATCGTCATACTGTCATCAACAGCATTGATCATCCTAATATTATCATCATGCTAGAAGAAGTAAAAAGAAAATCCCTCTTGATTAGGGAATCAGGCAGATCAACAGACTTCATCAGTCCAAGCTTTGGATATGGTTGTCTTTACAACTGCACATACTGCTATATGAAACGTCATAAGCCTGAGGGACTTGACGTTGCAAAGAATACGGTCGACATATTGAATGCCATAAACATCCATTCATGGATGGCTGATGTGCAGAAGCCCAATCAGACACATGAGCGATTCATCACATACGACATCTCCTGTAATGAGGACTTTGCACTACACGCCAAACATCACGATTGGCGTAGGATATTTGATTTCTTCAAACAACATCCTACTGCAATGGCTTCATTCGCAACAAAGTACGTGAACAAGGATCTTCTTGATTATGAAGCCCACGATGAAAATTATGAGAGAAAGATCAGGATACGTTTCAGTCTGATGCCACAGGATTATTCCACATTGCTTGAACCTAACACAAGCACCATAGAGGAACGTCTTGAAGCAATAGAATCCTTCCATGAAGCTAATTATGAGGTACATCTGAATTTCAGTCCTGTGATTGTATATCCAGGCTGGCTTGACAAGTATCGTGACTTGTTCACTCTTGTGAATCACTATGTTGGAGACGCATATTACAATGATGAAGTCAAAGCGGAGGTTATCTTCTTGACACACAATGAGAACAAACATCGTTATAATGTTGAGAACAATCTTTCTGGCGAACATCTGTTATGGCAACCTCATATGCAGGAGGAAAAAACCTCGCAATATGGAGGTAAGAACATAAGGTATGAGCACAATCTGAAACGTCAATTCATAGAACAATTCATTGAATTACACGATCAAATCATACCTTGGAACACAATACGTTACATATTCTAACTATTAAATTGTAGAACAATGACTACATTATCACAGTTACAGGATTTTGTAAGGAATGCAATCCAAAAATATCCTGAACTTCAAGATCAATTTGTAGATTACTATCAACTCTGCAAAGATGAGATTGAAGACGGAGGATCAATGCAACATGAAATAGGTTTATGTGAGAACAGCATAAACGAAACAATTATTGAACACTTAAAAACTTATAACTGATGGGATTAGATATGTATTTATACCGGGAAATCTATGTTGGAGCACAGCACGAATACCGTGATGTGCAAGGCACTATAGACCTTACCTGCAAAGGTGATAATGACGAAAGACAGAAGATTGACATTGTATTTCACAAGGTCGTATCAATAACCGAGCATGTGTTGTATTGGCGTAAAGCCAATCACATCCATAAATGGTTTGTAGACAATGTACAGAATGGAAAAGATGATTGTGAAGAATATCACGTGTTTCGTTCAGCACTTGAGGAACTGTTTCAAGTGTGCGATGAATTACTACGCGCTCCTGAAGGTGATGAACGTATCAACCTGGCATGGAAATTATTACCTCCATCACCAGGATTCTTCTTTGGTACCTATGCCATTGATGAGTGGTATTGGAATGAAGTGATGAAGACTCACGAGTGTCTCAAGGCGATTCTTGACGAACCTTATGACATCAATATTTCGTACAAATATCAATCATCTTGGTAATTTATCATTATATTTACACGCATGGAAACAGGTGATAACCACGATGATGAAGCCTATAGAATGATGGCTGTCTGGATAGTGTTGATAGCCGCATGCTTATTATTCTGGACATGGATAACAGTACAATTCATGAAATAAAAGCATTCAACGACTTTGTCGCTGAATTCACAAGAACCTGTAAAAAAAGGTTCAATATGAAAGTCGAAGTAATTCCGGAGAGATTGCAAAGCATTGATCCGGAGTTACTTTTGGCTGTAGCAGGAGAACTGTTGACCGAGAAAGGTTATGCATTTCCCCAAGGATTGAAGACTAAACGTAGATTACGTGACTTGGTGTATTTGAGACACGCGTTCTGCAAGATGTGTTTTGACAATGGACTGGCCAAGAACAAAATAAAGAACTATCTTGAACTGGACCGTTGCACCATCATACATTCCATCAAGAATGCCAATATGTTGCTCGACACAAAAGACAAGGAATTCATTAAAACCTATTACAACTTACTTAACTCCTATGCAGACAAGCAAAAAGACAGGGACATTGCTGATGGCATTAATGTCGATGATAATGATGTGTTCGTGCAGAGCAACCAAGAAGGACAAGGAATGGTGGTGCCAACAACAGCATAAAACCGTAACAAAATGATAGCCAGGATATCCGAAGGTAAGATCTACCAACTGTATGACAATGAGATATTTGTCTTTGGTTCCAATGAAGCGGGAATACATGGGGCAGGAGCCGCGCATCAGGCTTACTTCATGTTCGGCGCTGAATATGGAAAAGGTGAGGGATTGTACGGACAATCATATGCAATTCCCACAAAAGACTATGCCATTGACAAACTTCCATTGGACGTCATCTGCTATTATGTGCACAGATTCATTGATTTTGCATATCAGAATGTGCAATATGACTTTCTTGTAACAGAGATTGGCTGTGGATTGGCGGGCAACAAGGTAGAGGACATAGCTCCAATGTTTAAGCCAGCTCTTGAACTTGAGAATGTGTTTCTTCCAAGAAGATTCTCTAAATTCCTATTGTCATGAGCATTGCAAAATTTACAATCATCATATTGATGTCTGTATTCTTATGTGTTTTATTGTTATTATGGGTACTTATATCAATGAGAAATGACAATGACAATGATTGGACAGGTTATTAATTAAACACTAAACCAATGGCTGACATTACAATGTGCAGAGGAACAAATTGTCCTTTGCTTCACAACTGTTATAGGGTAAATGCCATACCCAATGAATACTGGCAAGCGTATTTCACAGAACTTCCTTATGACAAGAAGAAAGGAAAATGCAGTGAGTATTGGCCTGAGGATTACTATGATTCAAATCTAATCTTAAAACCAGACAAGAATGAAAATAAGTGATCACATCACATTGGCAGAGGCTATCAAAAGCCAGACTGCTGTAAGAAAAGGAATTGACAATGCTCCCAATGATGAGCAGGTCAGGGCAATGAAAGCCGTGGCGAAGAACTGCTTTGAACCATTGCGTGAATGGCATGGCAAACCAATCGGAATATCAAGTTTCTTCAGAAGCAAAGCCCTCAACAAGGCTGTAAATGGTTCAACGAAATCACAGCATATGCTTGGTCAGGCCATTGACATTGATGCTGACATATTCAAGAATGGATTGACCAATGCACAAATCTATAATTGGTTGAAGAAGAATGTCGACTTTGACCAGTTGATATGGGAATACGGTGATGACAGGAATCCAGCATGGGTTCATGTGTCATATGTGGGACCAGGTAAGAACCGTAAACAGGAATTAAGGATAAGCTGATGGAAAGGGATCCAAGGGAAACTGCGAAAAGTATGTATCTTGACATATGGAAAAACAGGGACATACAACTTGATGAGGCATTGAAAATATGCATCTCAGTGGTTGACAAGGTTCTTGATGCAACTCCTGAAAGGATCTTCAAACCAGGATTCATAGGTGAGGATATCAATCCTGACCATGTGTTCTGGACCAAGGTAAGACATGAACTTAAAAAACAAACACATGGATAACAATCCTGGAGCAAATCCTTTGTACGATTACCTCTTCCATTACAATCCTCACACGCAGTTATGGAGTGCGTTCAAACGCGAGGACAAGGAAGCATACTTCAATGGTGAAAAGCCCAGGACTGAGATCCTGAAGGCAAAGGATATCAAGACCCTCATGGGTTTCATAACAAAATCCTCAAAGTAATGACAGAAATATTTGAATATGAGCTCGAGTTTATCGGGCCAGATGATGTATTGTGCACTGTAGACGTTGAAATAGCTGACAAGTATCATGAAGGTACTGATAATTACCCTGGACATACCATTAATCAAGGATGGAGGGTAATCAGTTATTACGATGAAGACGGAAACAAACTTCCTAAAAGACCATCATGGCTTGACATAGCCACGATTGAATCCGCTTTGTTTGAAAGACATAGTTGATACATGCGGAGATTTCCTCTCATATTCTCCGCAAGAAATGCACATTGGTTGTAACATGGTAACACTGACAAGTAGGGGGTTCGAGTCCCCCATCGGTTACCCTTACTTTGTTACATGAAAAGTCAAGTTTTACCCTTACTCTGTGACATAAATCGTACTCAAACGGGTATTAATCGTATAAAAACGTATAAAAACGTATCAAAACGGGTACTAATAGTTAAGAAAATGGATAAAAAACAAACCGCAGTAGAATGGTTGGTAGAAACACTTAATGAAAATATAGACTTTATACCATTAGACAAATGGGATGAAATAAGAGATGTTGTCCAACAAGCCAAAGCAATGGAGAAAGAGCAGATGGTTGAGGCTCATTATGAAGTGTCAAAGGTTAAATGTGATTTATGCACTAAAGAATGGGTTGCAGTCAGAACAGAAGGGTTGACAAAATTAGAATGTCCTAACTGTGGCAATATGGTCAATTTTGCTAATAAAAAATGAATAGACATGGTGTATTTCATAGGCAATGACGGATTGCTTCAAAGCGATCTGTATCAAAAGGCCAGTCTGCAGGAATGCATCGACTGGCTTTCTGGTCTTGATGAGGTCAACCTGGATACTGAGACTGAAGGACACTTCAACCACAAGAACAAGATATTGATGCTCCAGATGAACTGGGCTGATGTGACATATGTCATTGACGTCAGGTACACGGACATCAGTGTGTTGAAAAGGTTGGAGCAGATCAAGGTCACAGGCCAGAACCTGAAGTTTGATTACAAGTATTTGAAATTTCATGGTATCACATTGGATAACATCTATGACACCATGCTGGCGGAGTGTTGCATCACCAATGGCTATGAGACAAGATCCTTGGGTCTTGCGCATCTAGCCGACAAGTATTGCGGCATAAAGCTGAACAAAGCCGTGCGTGGACAGTTCTCTGACATCCACGGACAACCATTCACCGAACAGCAGATAATGTATGGCGTGGGTGACGTGACATGTCTTACCCAGATCAAGGAAGCACAACTCAAGAAACTTGAGGAGCTTAACATTCTGCCGTGGGTTGAGAATGAGTTCAACGCTTGTCTCGCCCTTGCAGACATTGAGTACAACGGCATGGGATTCAGCCGTGAGGCATGGATTGAATTGGCATCCAAGGCACAGGAAAGTGAAGTCAAATATGAAGAGGAACTCAACAGGCTTGTCCTTGAGGAACCGAAGCTTGAAAGGTTTGTAAAGCCCATGGTGCAGGCGAACATGTTTGCAGGCATTGAGGATGGGTTTGAACATGAGAGTCCTGTCGCCATCCTATGGTCCAGTCCAAGCCAAGTCGACAAAGTCTTCAGGGCATTGGGT